TAATACCATTGGCCTTGGTACTGTGGGCGTTGCAAATGGTGGTACGGGCTTAACATCATTAACGGCTTACGCAGTATTATACGCCGCCAGTACATCATCTGTGGGTCAAATATCGCCGTCTACTACGGGCTATCCTTTATTATCCACGGGTGCTTCAACGGCTCCTGCGTTTGGTCAATTGTCCTTAACGGCAGGTGTGACGGGTACGCTTCCTGTTGGCAACGGCGGCACGGGCACAGCAACCACATTCACTACTGGATCGGTTGTATTTGCTGGGGCATCTGGCGTTTATAGCCAGAACAACGCCAAATTCTTCTGGGATAACACCAACAACCGCTTGGGAATTAATACGGCTACACCACAGACGCAATTAACGGTTGTTGCTAATACGCAAACGACCACACCAACGTCTACGCTTCCGGCTGGTACGGATTTATATATCGTTGGTGCAAACGCTGCCAATACCCGTATTACGCAAGATGCTTATGGAACTGGCGCTTACGGTGTGTTCACGGCGCGTATGGCCCGTGGTACGGCGGCTTCTCCAACGGCAACGCAATCGGGCGACATTCTTGCTCAGTTCACGGGCCGTGGTTATGGCGCAACGGTATTTGCCACAGCATCCACTGGCCGTTTTGATCTTACGGCGGCTGAAAACTTTACTGACACAGCGCAGGGTACATATGCGTCTGTCTTTACGACCGCCACTGGCGCAAACTCACCAACAGAAGCCTTCCGCTTTGGCCCTGCGGGTCAGTTGGGTATTGGCGCGGGAACGTATGGCACATCTGGTTACGTTCTGACTTCTGGTGGCGCGTCTGCTGCTCCAACATGGTCGCAAGTTTCCTTAACTTCGGGTGTTACAGGTACGCTCCCCGCCACCAACGGTGGTACGGGTCAGTCATCCTATGCGGTCGGTGATCTTCTTTATGCTTCTAGCACAACGGCTTTATCCCGCCTTGCGGATGTAGCAACGGGTAACGTGCTGTTGTCTGGCGGCGTGGGCGTGGCTCCTTCGTGGGGTCAAGTCTCCCTTACAACGGCGGTTACTGGTACGCTTCCGGCCACAAACGGCGGTACAGGACAGGCATCTTATACAATCGGTGATTTGCTCTATGCGTCGTCAACCACGGCTCTTTCCCGCTTGTCGGATGTTGCTACAGGTTCGGTTCTTGTGTCGGGCGGTACAGGCACTGCACCTGCTTGGTCATCTACGCCAACGGTGTCTACGTTAAATTACACAACGTCTGTTGGTTCAACTTCCATGACGGTTCCGCTTGTTATTGGCGGCACAACGGCATCGTCTTCGTTAACGCTTCAATCTACAAGCGGCACAGGAACGACTGACAGTATTTTGTTTAAGGTCGGTAGCAACGGCGCTACAACCGCAATGACTATCTCAACCGCCGGGTTAGTTACCGCAAATAATTTTGGTTCATCCAGTTCCGCTATTACGGGCGGGTCAATTAATGGCACAACTGTTGGCGCAACAACGGCATCTACGGGCGCATTTACCACGTTGTCTGCATCAAGCACGGTGTCTGGTGCGGGATTTAGCACTTACCTTGCATCTCCCCCAGCAATTGGTGGAACGGTTGCGGCTGCGGGTACGTTTACGACACTTTCTGGAACAACAAGCGTAACTTCTCCGCTTCACCTTGGCGGGACAGGGACTGGTTCAACGCTTACACTTCAGTCAACATCTGGCGTAGGTGCTACGGATTCTGTCGTTATTAAAGTTGGTAACAACGGTGCAACTACTGCATTAACTGCTGCATCCAGTGGCACGGTAACAATTGGAACACTCAACCTCACTAATGCGCTTGGCACGTCATATGGAGGCACAGGTCTTACATCGTTTACATCGGGCGGAGCGGTTTATGCGACATCTACATCAGTATTAACAACCGGGACGCTCCCAATTGCATCGGGCGGAACAAATAGCACAGCAGCCGCGACTGCTGGTGGGGTAGGGTACGGCACGGGAACAGCCCACGCATACACTGCGGCTGGAACTTCTGGACAACCGTTAATTTCGGCAGGATCAAGTGCGCCAGCATTTGGAACTATTGCCCTTGGAACAGCCAACACCAACGTAAGTGGTACTTTGACAGTTACTAACGGTGGTACAGGTGCAGCCACACTTACTGGTGTGCTTAAAGGCAACGGCACAAGCGCAATCACGGCGGCAACGGCTGGTACGGACTTTGTTGCTCCGGGTACAGCAACTACATTTACCGCCACGCAGACGTTTAACGGTTCATCATCCGTTGAAGCAATGGTTACTACCAATATTGCGGAAACAACAACCGTTTCTGCAACTGCTGCAACTGGCACAATTAACTTTGACGTAACTACGCAATCGGTGCTGTATTACACAACTAGCGCATCTGCCAACTTTACGATCAACGTCCGTGGCAGCAGCGGAACGTCATTAAATACTTTAATGGCGACCAACCAAACAATTACTATTGCGTTCTTGAATACCAACGGCGCAACAGCATATTATGCTTCAGCATTCCAAATTGACGGAACGTCGGTAACACCTAAATATCAAGGCGGAACGGCGTTTTCATCGGGTAACGCAAGCAGTGTTGACGTGTATACATACACAATCACAAAAACTGCCAGTGCTACCTACACGGTTTTAGCATCGCAAACACAATTCAAGTAAGGGTGACATAATGCCTACCATCATTACAAGAGGCGCTGCATCGGCTCGTGGTTTTGGTTTTGCGGGGCGTGTTTTGGCCCAAGGAACGGCGTCTTACACAACCGCAGGGACGTTTATTTTTACGGCTCCCGCAAACGTATATAGCGTTGGTGTTACTGCCACTGGTGGCGGTGGCGGGGGTGGCAGTGGCTTTGGTTTAGGTAGCACAAATATGTGCGGCTGTAGTACTGGGTCAGCAAAGTCTGGCGGCGGCGGCGGTTCAGGCGGAAAAGGTGTCAAAAGTATCGTTGTTTCTCCGGGTTCTAATTATACCGTTGTGGTCGGCGCACTTGGATCAGGCGCATCATGCACTGCCAACTTTGGTGGGAATGGCGGTCAAAGTTATTTCTGTAGTGCGTCTGCTGTAGCAGGAAATGGTGGCACTGGCGGTTATAGGGGTGGTGGTGGACCCGGAAATCATGGGTGCGGCGGCGCTGGTGGTGGATTTGTTGGCACAAGCGGCACAAATGGCAATACGGGCAGTCAAGGTAATTTTAATTGCAACACGGGTGGGACTGCGACTGGTGTTTCTGGTGGAGCATCAGTTAATTCGCCTTACGGTGCTGGGGGGTCAACCAACAACATTACATCGCCTGTTCCACCTTCTGCTGGGTCGCAAACAAATCAAGTCGGTGGCAACAATGGCGGCTCTGGCGCTGTTGTGCTTGTATATAATGGATGAAAACCATGACTTTTTATATTCAAATTAAGGATGGTCAACCTTTTCAGCATCCATATTACGATTGGAATATGAAGGATGCTTTTCCTGAAGTTGATTTAAATAACTTGCCAGATTACTTGGCTGAGTTTATTCGTGTTCCAGAACCCAACATTGAAGTGGGTATGTATGAAGTTCCAGAGGTTACTTATCAATGGGTAGGTAATGTTGTTTCTGATGTTTGGGTTGCAAGGCCCATGACTGATGAAGAACGCGCACAAAAAGATGAGCAATTAAAGTATATTAATCAAATAAACACATCAACAAATCTTATCTAAGGAAAAAAATGACCACGTTGGACCCTGTAGACATATTTCCAACCCGCATCTTTGTAACCAAGCAATTAGAATTTTTACCAGCAATACAAAAGGTTGCTGATAAATTCATTGCGGCCAAAAAAGAAGAAAGATGCGACAATAAAATTTACCCAATTTGTCAAACTGCGAACATTTTTGACGATGAAGAGGCAGTAAGTTTTTGTAATTTTATTTTATCCGCCGCCCCTGCAATCCTTAATAACCAAGGATTTGACACGACAAACTTTCAATTTGGCTTCAATGATATGTTTGTCCAAGAGCATAGGACAGGCTCAAGCCATGATCGGCACTCACATGGTAATTCGGTAATTTCTGGGTTTTACTTTTTAAAAGTGCCTAAAAATGCGCCACGGGTTAAGTTTTATGACCCACGCCCCGTTAAAGAATTTTCATCATTTTTCCCTGAAAAAGACGGGAATTTATTAACACCCGCTACAATGGCTATTCACCATATGCCGGAAGAGGGCTTGTTCCTTTTTTCAAATTCTTGGCTTCAGCATTCTTTTGAACGGAACGAATCAAATGAGCCATTTGTTTTGGTCCATTTTGATCTGTATCCAATATATGCACCTTCAGCAGAGCCAATTATTGTATGAACAAGTATTTAATTAGGTTCAATAAAACCAGAGGGCAAAAAGGTCGCGGAACCTTAGATCATGCTTGGCGGGTTTTTGAGAACGGCCAAGAGTACCTGTTTAAGCATCTGGATATAAAAGCCCCGATTATGGACGAAAACGATGGCGTAGACTGGAATATTGTGTGCTACGGTATAATGACCATAGATAAAGAGACTTCAACGGCCATAATTCGTTCCGAAGAAGCCCAAAATGTTTGATTCGGTAAAAAAGTTAACGCGGATTGAGCCGCCAGAATTTTTGCCTGAAATTCCCATTTATCGGGTGTCAAACAGATTTGGAGAATACCCATTTGTGCCGGATGAACTTAATTGTATGTACGGGTTCGCAACGCGGTCTGGTGTTGCTTTGGCGCGTTATATTTTAGATAATCCTGACCAATTTAAGGGTTTGGACATTACAGACATTGGTTGCGGGTCGGGTGTTGCATCCATTGCCGCCGCCAAGGTTGGGGCAAATGTTACATCTATAGACCGCGACATAGCATCCTTATATTTTACAGAACAAAACTGTAAGTTAAACAATGTTCAAACTGACTTGGTTTGGGGGTCATTTAAGGACATAAAAACAGAGTATGTGATGTTTTCATCCTTGTTTTACGACAAATCAAACTTGGAAATGATAGAAAACATCGTTTTGAGCAAAAAGGTTATTATTGGCTCCTTGCAGCCAGAACTGCCAAATAATTGCCCTATTAAAATGAATAGAATTAAGGTAAAAGTAGATACAGATTTATACGTGTTCACTAACAAGGATCATTAGTGATGACCCTGACAGACCATATTGATACAAGCGTTAAACACTTTATGGATTGGCTGTCGTTGTCCGCAGCATTGGGTACACTTATGGGATGGATACCGGAAATTGGCGCTTTTTTCCCTATAGTTTGGTATGGAATTAAGATTTACGAGACTGATACCGTCCAAAAATTGTTAGGTAAGAAGGGCAATTCAAATGTCAACAACGACTAATTTAGCCCTTAACGAACCAGCGTATAACAGCACATCCCCTACTTGGGACCAGCCGCTTAATTATAACGCCACCATTCTTGATCAAATGTTTGGCAATACGACCAGTGTTTCTGTTAACACGGGCGGAACATCAACTTACACCAACATTACAGCACCTAGTGCTACGGCGGCGGGGTCTACATCCCAAGCCATGCGCTTTAACCTTACGGGTGCTTTGGCAGCCAACCAAACGGTTTTGTTACCGCAAAGTGTTGCTGGTATGTGGGTTGTTACCAATAGCACATCCGGCGCATACACGGTTACATTTGGCTCCAATAACGGAAGCAATGTGGCTGCTGGTACAACCGTGGCACTCCCTCAAGGTTATAGCATCCTTGTTTATTCTGATGGTACGAACATAAAAAAGGCTGACGATGGCCTTTTAACTTCAATTACAACCCTAAGTTTAACTGGCAATCTTACTGTCGGTGGCACTTCTACATTTAACGGCACGTCGGCATTTAACGGCACGTCGGCATTTAACGCTACTGCCACCCTTAGTGGGTCATCATCCACATTGGCGGCCATTCTTCAAAATGCGGCTGAACCAGTTACAATTACGGCTACTGCGGCCACTGGAACCATTAATTTTGATGTCCTAACTCAATCCGTGTTGTACTACACGACTAATGCGTCAGCCAATTTTACCATTAATGTTCGTGGTAATGGTTCAAATACATTCAATTCTATTACGACTACAGGACAAGCCGTCACAATAGCATTCATTAATACTAATGGTTCTACGCCATATTATGAATCTGCATTTACTGTTGATGGAACTAGCGTAACCCCTAGATGGCAGGGCGGTGTCGCCCCAACTTCTGGAAATGCCAGTTCCCTTGATGTTTACACGTACACAATTGTAAAAACAGGCTCCGCTGCTTATACGGTTTTAGCCACTCTTACCCAATTTACATAAGGCGGAACATGAAATTTGCGTGGTCGTTTCCGCAATTTGTTGTAAATCCATCATTGGATGGCCTGACCAATGTGGTTACGGCTATTAATTGGGTTTGCACGGGTACAAATGGAAATTTTACATCTTCTGCCTCAGGAACTGCTAATTTAGGCACACCTAACCCAGCAGAATTTATCCCATACGCGGATATTACTCAACAAATGGCCTATGCATGGGTATCAGGTTGCATTAGTATGCCCGGCGTTGAGGCTCAAATTGCTTCACAAATTAACCTACTAGGTGAAACAACGTCACAAACCCAACAACCACCCTTTTAAGAGGATATAATGGATAATCTTGAACTTGACCTTAAACTTTCCGTTGCTCACGTTAACACTGTGCTTAGGCATCTTGGTGCTGGCGTCTATGCTGAAGTTGCTGATCTTATTAGCCTTTTACATGGTCAAGCAAAGCCTCAGATTGAAGACGCTACTATTGCTGGTATGGTCAAAACGGAAGCTGCTTCAGAAACCATTGACGCTGAATAATATGGATTAAGTATGGACCCGTTTACGCTTATAGCTGCCGCAACGGGTCTATACTCGTCTATTAAGTCAGCCGTTGAGGCTGGCCAAGACGTAATGGAAACAGCAGAAAAAGTGGGCAATCTTTTTAGTAAGGTTGCCCAAATTGTTACTGTTACATCCACACCGCAACGCAAAAAACTATTCCAAAGCCAAGCTGAATACGAGGCTGATGCGGTAAAACGCTACGCCGTTAAGGCTAAGGCGCAAGACATGCAATTTCAGGTAAAGAACCTGTTCATAGGACAATATGGACGGCCAGCGTGGGATGCTATTCAGCGGGAAATTATAGAGATGCGCAAGGAAGCTGCCCGTCAAGCTGCCGCTGCTTTAAAAGAGCAGGAAGAAAACCGTAAAGATCTTCTTATGGTTGGCGGAATTGTTGGTTTTCTGGTAATAGGTATAGGTGTAATCGGCGTAATTCTCATGGTAACGGTGAAGTAAAATGGACATTCTTAAAGATTTTGGACCATTAATTGGTTCAGTTGCCCCAACCATCGCGACTGCCCTTGGCGGGCCAGTGGCTGGCATGGCCGTAAAGGCATTGTCCGGCGCTTTATTTGGCCACGAGGATGGCACTCAGGATGACATTATGACCGCCCTTGCTAATCCAACGGGTGATCAGTTGGCCGCGTTAAAAAAGATTGATGCAGATTTTAAAGTTCAGATGAAAAGTTTGGACATTGATTTAGAGCGGATTGCGGCGGGTGATCGTGCGTCTGCCCGTGACATGCAAAAGGAAACCAAAGACTGGATACCCCGCGCCTTGGCTATTGGAGTTACGGTCGGCTTTTTTTCTATTATGATTTACATGCTAATTTATGGTTTACCCACATCTGGGAATGAGGCAATCCTACTTTTATTGGGTGCTTTACAGACGGCGTGGGGCGGAATTATAGCGTTTTACTTTGGATCTTCCTCCGGTTCCCAAAAGAAAGACGCCATGATTTATAACTCAAAGCCTTTGGAGTGAGTGGTGAAGGACAATTTTGAGCAGTGTCTTGCCTTGGTTCTTAAGCATGAGGGCGGGTTTGTAAATTTAAAGTCTGATCCCGGCGGCATGACTAATTTGGGAGTTACCAAAAAGGTTTGGGAGGAATATGTTGGCCATCCAGTGGATGAGTCGGCTATGAGGGCGTTGGGGCCGCAAGACGTGGCTCCACTATACAAAAAACAGTATTGGGATAGGATTAGCGGTGACTCACTTCCTTTTGGCGTTGACTATGCCACTTTTGATATGGCTGTTAATAGTGGGGTAAGCCGTGCGGCGAAAACCCTTCAGCAGGTACTTGGTGTGGGTGCGGACGGACAAGTCGGCAAAGCCACAATTAGTGCTTGTGAAGCGGCTAACGCTCGTGAAATTGCTACGGGAGTCTGCGAAAAAAGATTAGCTTTTTTGCAAAGTTTGCCCACGTATGGTACGTTTGGGAAAGGTTGGTCAAATAGAGTTGCCGCAGTGGAAAAGGCAGCTTTTGACATGGCATCGTAGGATTAAGTTATGGCCTTAACATACTCAAGTTACGTGCAGCAAATTGCGACGATGGCCGTCATTCCGTCCAACGATACCAATTTTACGATCATAATTCCCCAAATGATTAGCTACGCAGAATTGCGTATGCAGCGTGACTTAGATTTTCTTTCAACCCAGATCAGCACAACTGCTTATAATTTTACGGCAAATAGCAATACTTTGACTTTGCCAACGTCTCAATTTATTGTTCCGCAAACGGTTGAAGTTGTTTCATCTGGTGTTTCAACACCATTATTGCCTGTAACAAAAGAATTTATACAAAATGTTTACGGATCGGGTTCTACTACAGGTTTACCTCAGTATTTTGCTGTCTATGGTGGTGACACTGCTACTACAGGTAATACTAGCCAATACATGATTGTGGGGCCAATCCCAAATCAAAGTTATGGCACGATTCTTACTGGAACGGTTCGTTCGGCGCCATTATCTGCATCAAATACTACCACATTCATTTCAACATATTTGCCCGATATGTTTATTATGGCGTCAATGATTTACATTTCCGCCTTCCAGCGCAACTTTGGCCGCTTGAATGATGACCCTCAAAT